ATCAGATTGCAATGCAGGGTCACTAAACATGTCGTTTAGATTAGAACCCATCTGAGTTTCTAGTTCACTATTACCATTCGCCATTGTTTCTGGTGAATCTATAACTGAACCAAATACAGACCCACTATCCATACCATCTGTAGACTGTGATGAACTGTCATCATTCTGCTGTCCACCGCTACCGTTACTTGCACTAGCGTCTTGCACTTGCCCTGTTAGCGACATTGTTCCACCAGTGCCTTCAATAGAACTACTGAGTCCAGTTGCATCACCAACACCATTCGTCTGTGAGTTTCCAAGCACACCAATTGCTGACAGTCTGTTAATTGTATCTCTCGCAGAAGGTCCGTCTTCTTTACTTGGTTCTGAAGTTGCGGCTGACTGTTCAACAATCTTTTCATCAGTCAATGCAACACCAGTCGCCTCTTGTTCTGCTACTGCGTTTGCTTCTTGTGCAACTTCTACAGCAACACCAGCAACCGCCGCTGCCTGCTCTACGACTTGTTGCGCTTGCTCAACTACATCTACAACTTGTTCTTGAACACTACCATCATCACTTCCAGAAAAGTCTTCTACAAATTCTTGCACTTGTTCTACAACCACAGGTTCAATAAACGCAGTTAAGTCTGTCCCATCTGCGTTGTCATTGCCGTCATTACTTGGCGTGCCATCATCAACAGCACTTGCAAGTTGCTCTGCCAGTCTCTCTTCAGCAAGTAACATTGCATATGCTTGTGCATATCCGGGACATGATTGGTCATACAACGGATTGGTTGTGCATAGCATTTGAAAATACGCTTGCTGACAACCTGGACACGACATGTCATTTAATGGATTTGAACAGTCAAGTTTAACTGCGCCCACCATATCGAAATAATTCACCATAGTCGCATTCGCATAGTTTGGATTCCACATTGACCATTGCGAACAATTCGAAGCGCCGTTGGCACCATACACAATAATGTAACCGCCCTGCCCAGTATCCATAGGAAAGCAGAAACTATCATTTGTAGTATCCCCGTCCTGGTAAAGTCCATCTGACGGGAAATACTGCCAATCTGTTAATATGTAATCTGGATTCGACTGTAAAATTGAATCTTTATAAAAGTCTATATCACTATTAAATGTGTAGTCGTTCCATGCGGCGAATGCTTTGCTAGAGGAGAAGCAAAAGCAAAGCACCAGCACCCAAACCAAATAAGAAATCTTTGTTGACATTTAGTGGTTCCTTCTTGGTAACATTATTAGGGTTTTTTCCGTCTTTAATCGCAGACTGAATATCGGCAATGTACTCTTGTCTTGCTCTGTATTGTTCAGCGTCTGGACGAAGTTCGGGCATTAGTTCCCAAGCCGCTTTTGCCTCAACCCCAATGTCACCCATGAATGGGCAAGGTGTTCCAGCCATTTCCATTGCTGAAAATACACGCTCGTCTTGACACATGACTGATACTGCGGCAACTTTCATGCCCATATCATACAGCGTCTTTGACAACTTTAATCTTTCACAATTCATATCCCTAACAGTACTACCACCAGCAATACCTAGAATCTGAGTTTGAACAGCACCAGATATACCTGTAGTACACAAGTCAATATTATTTGCGCTTATGTTTGGGGCAATAGCACTAGGTGGAGGTGACTTAATCTCTTGCTCAATCTTTGAGGTGTTATTGTTATTGTTATTATTTTGATTTGTGTTATTGCTAGTACTATTCACCGTAGTATCATTAGTGTTACTATTAGTGTTAGTATTTGTATTATTAGATGTTATATCTGAATTATTGGTATTTGTGTTATTACTTGTGCTATTAATAGTCGCATTTGAAGTATCATTTGAGGTATTAATATTTGTATTTGTATTGTTACTTGTAACATTACTTGTATTATTATTTGTGTTTGTTGAAGTACTGGTATTAACATTGGTGTTGTTATTAGTATTTGTTGCAGTACTAGTATTCACATTAGTGTTAGTATTAGTATTCGTGTTTACATTTGTCGAGGTATTGACATTTGTATTCGTATTGTCTGTTGTGCTATCCACAGTTGTTGTGTTAGTGTTGACATTGTTAGTGTTGATATCTTCTGCCGCAGTTATATTAGCAGACATCAAAGACATTACGAAAATTGCCGACATTGTTATTCTGTTCATCTGAACACCTTCTATTTGGTTACTGTTGGGTCACCTCCACTCATACATTTTTATAGTATCCCTCTTCTTTTTTAGGGTTTTTAACTAAATAATCATAATACCACTTGACAGGATGCAAAAACCATGCTATTATACACATGTACTAAAAAAAGAACGAAAGGTTTTATCGTGAAAAGTGCAATTACTTCAGTACTATTTATAAGTTTGGCTGCCTTTGTCGTCAATTCTTTTTCTTCTAGTCCATCATCAGCGTCAGAAGTTCAACCAGCCCCAATAAATGATATCATTTTTGACTTGACAGAAGTAGGGTGTCTTGCAAAGAACATCTACTATGAGGCGGGAGTTGAAGAGACTGCTGGTAGAGTTGCAGTAGCAAATGTTACAATCAACCGTGTGCTTGATAGTAAATTTCCTGCTACAATTTGTGATGTAGTACATCAAGGAGAAAAGAACAAAGACGGCGGTATGAAACGCAATCGTTGCCAGTTCAGTTGGTACTGTGATGGGAAAAAAGACACACCATACGAAGGCGAGAACTGGCAAATGTCTCAAGCCCTAGCATGGGAAATCTATGAACTCTATACAGAGAATAAACTCCTTGACATTACTGATGGAGCCCTGTATTATCATGCAACATACGTCACGCCTTATTGGGCAAAGTCTATGAAACGTACTACTAAAATTGGTACACATATTTTTTATCGTTAAGGAGAACCCATGTCAGTTAGATTAATCTGTTATTCACAAGTCGAAAAAGACGCATTCATTGGACTTGATGATATGCAAGAACTTATTGCATATTGTGCTAGGGTTTCAAATCCTACGAATCAAATGAACAACGAAACCTCCGGGAAGTTGATTAAGTATCTAATCAAACATGCCCACTGGTCACCACTTGAGATGGTTAACGCCACGCTTGAGATTGACACAACTCGTGATATCGCCCACCAGATTGTTCGTCACCGCAGTTTTGCATTTCAAGAATTCAGTCAACGATATGCAGACCCAGCAAGCATGGGTGATGCATTTGTTAAGTCTGAAGCACGTTTGCAAGACTTGGAGAATCGTCAGAACTCTATTGAGACTGGTGATATATCTTTACAAGTTTGGTGGGACGCAAAGCAACAGTGGATTATTGACCAATCAAAAGAAGTCTATGAGCAGGCGATTGAACGGGGCATTGCAAAAGAACAAGCACGAAAAGTCTTACCTGAAGGTTTGACGAAATCACGTTTGTACATGCAAGGAAGCCTGCGTTCATGGATTCATTACATTGAATTGCGTGGTGCGAACGGTACCCAGAAAGAACATATGCAGATTGCTCATGCATGTGCAGAAGTAATTTCTAAGATTTTTCCCCTTGCCAATGAACTGAAAGGATGATATAATGAATGAAGTAGAAAAATACGAAATTGAAAAACCTAATCAGACTAAAGTAAAGAAGCATCCTCACAACTATTATGCGTCTGATGAAGATATTAAAAACCCTAAACTGCGTAGTGCATCCCCCAAAAAAGGTGCGTACAAGAACATTCTTACATGGAGGACATAAATGGACAACACCGTAGAAATTCAAACTAAAATGAACATTGAAGATTTCAATCTGAAACTTAAAGTGCTTGTCTCGGAAGAGAACATGCCGTATATTGATGCTGTCTGTCTACTGTGTGAAGAAAACGAACTTGAGTATGATGATATCGCAAAGTACATTGATGCGAAAACTAAAATGTATCTTGAGAATGAATATCGTGAGATGAACTATTTACCGAGGATAAGCACATTACCGCTATGACTGGATTCGAAGCCTATCGACAATATCTTGCAATTAAAAACCATTTTTCCCTTGACAGTTATGATTACATCAAGTATAATGGAAAGGTATCGGCAAGTGAGAAGAGTTTTCTAGGTCGTAAAGACAAATTCTTCTTCACTAAGTTGGGCAAGAGGTTTGATGACGAGGAGTTGAAATACTTTCTCGTTGCGAACTTCTT